CATCAAATCCATAAGGCGATGGGTCGTAAAAACTGTTGGCTGTTACGCCATAAAGACCATCAACCAATACCTGACCATCATCGGCAGTTTGAGGAAACCCGTAAGCGTTTCTTACTAAACGAAGGCCCGACCAATCGCCTGTAGGTGTAGCCCATGTGAGAAAAATCTTTCCATAGCCGATTGAACTGGCTGAAAATGGGGTTGCGTCAAAGTCGGCAAGGCTTACGTTTCCGTAAAACGCTCTGCCGTAATAGTCAACACCATATGTAGCCACTTAGTATCCTTTAGTATCCGCCGAATAAATTGATAACCGTTTGGTTGTTAATAGCTAGGTTAGCCCCCGCGCCCGCTGCAGCAACTGTAGCCAAGTTCTCTACGTTGGTAATACGGTCTGCAACGGTGTTAAATGTTGTTCCCGTAGTTGTATAAATGTATGAACTGACGTTGGGGTTAGTAGTGCTTGACGAGCTAGGCAACGTTCCGTTAAACGCGCCCGAAAGGTTAGGGTTAACGCCGAGAGTTGCCTCAACAGCCACGACTTCAGTCTGAATCTTATTAGGATGCGAGGCATCGATAATTTCAGTGATGTTGTGGTGGGTGTCAAAGGGAGCAATATTCCCTGGGTAGTATGCTGTCATGGCCTATCCTTAACCTGTAATTCCGCCCGTGATGTTAACCGTGATGGTTCCCGATGAAGGTAGCTCACCCGCAGCACATACCACGTCCGCAGCGCCAGAGCCGTTGTGACGAACTAAGGTGCTTACAGAGAGGTTTGTTACTTGAGTCGTTTGACTGTTTAGTCCATATATTGCGTTTCTTATATCATCAACTTTAACAGTTTCGCCAAACAAAACCGCATCAAAGGTGAGCAGGTTGTTGATGGCTGAGGTGGCCGCGGTCTTTACCGTGCTCTGGCGCACCTTGTCTGGGATTGTAATAGTCACCGTAACATCTAAAGGTACATACGTTGCTGGAAGAACAGTTACAGAAACATTTGGTGGTATTAGGTCCACAACGTAGTTTTGGATGTTTTGCTGAAGAGCAACAAAGTTTGAAGTGTAAGCTGCGGTATTAGGGTCGACGCCTGGGTCACCTTTTTGAGCAACATAAAGAGTGACGCTTGTATAGACACTGGATACAGCGTTAACTTTATCGGCGTTAGTTACGCCTCCTTGAATCTTATTGATGTAATCCTTTAAAGACACAATGCGGTTAAGGGTTGCAATATTAGCGTTTGCGCTTGTCTTGATTGAGTCTGTTGATTCGGCATCTGAACCACCAGTAGCATCTGAAGGTTGTGTAACTGTAATACCAGAGGCGTTAAGATTAAGAATCTTGGTAATAGACCCCGCTGCAACGTTACCAGCTCCTCCGCTACCTACGCGGTAGGTAAAAACAATTTCAGAGTTTGCTGGTGGAACGCGTCCGCTAATTCCATCGCCAAAACGGATGTATGTGTTACCGTTTGCATCAACGCTTCCCGAATAAACTGCATCGTTTGCTGCAGCATCAATTAGGTTAACAACGCGGGTATAGGGCGTGCCGTCGACTGTGACGGCAATTGAGTCGTCGATAGCGGGACTTTGGGTAAGCTGATAAATTTGATTTGAAAGGCCGTCTGAGATTTGAACTGGCTCGTTGGTGACGCTTGAACCTTCAAGGCATGTCACTGTTACAGTTCCAGGAACTCCGCCCGATGCCGCAGGAACGGTTACAGCTACTTGCGACTCAAATACAATTTGAGCGTTTTGGCTGTTAACCACAGTTGTGGTAGCAAACTGAGTGTTCTCAGGAACTACAACTGCCGAAGAGCCGCTGTTGCTTAGGGTCAATGTTACAGTGGCGGCGCGGACGTTCTTAGGATAGTAATTGAGCAGATTAGCGATTTGTAAAACGCTCTGGCGCTGAGATGCAGTGGTAAGGAATGCCTCGTTAGCTGAGCGGTCAATGTAGTACGAAAGCATGTCGCCCATGTATGCAAAGAGCTCAATAAGGGTGATACCAAAGTCTGAAGGGTCGCGGTTAGTCCACGCTGGTAGGTAATTGGGAATAAGCGCCTTTAGGTCAGCGCTAATAGCCGAATAGTCACGGGATGTGTAATCTACCTGTGGTACATAGTTGTTAGACATTTACACTCCTATTGTGTAACTACGTCGCCGTAGCGGTTAAAGGTCGCGGTCTGGGTAGTCGTGGTAAGTACGCCTGGAGTCCCACTAGGTAAATTATAGTTAACTTGGATAATTAGACCCCCGTTAACGTCATCTGGAAGTGCAACGACGCTCTTCAGCTTAAGAGTGGGTAGCCAACGAGTAAACGCTCCAGCCACTACTTTTTCTGCTGCAGCTGTGGTTGAGTAGTTACTTTCAAAGGTCAACGCACGAATCTGGGTGCCAAAGGTAGGGCGCATTACTCTTTCGCCTTCACTTGTCAAAAGAACCAAGCGAACTCGGTCTTCCCAAATCTTGCTCTCGTCGGTAGAGGCGCCAATACCGCCAGAACCGTCAATGCCAAACGGCAAAGAGATAGCTGCTTCACTCATGCGTATACTCCCATCCATACAGGGTAATTAGGGTCGCCTTGTTCAAACATAATCCAGACGACTTGGTCAATATCTGGCACTTTTACATGCGGGGTTAATGTGACAGTGTGCGTGTGTGCCATTGAGTGGGTGTGAGAAGGCGAGCCTCCCGCACCCGTATTAGCGGCACTGCTTCCTGAGGACGTAATGCTCAAGCCGCCGTTGGTTCCATGCTCTGAGTCCACAACCACAGGAAGGCATCCTGGAATCCAGTCAGTAACTGCTGAGTCTCCAAGAAGCGCAGGAATAGAAACTTGAATAGTGTTGCTGCCATCAGGAGCTTGATTGTTTTTACAAATGCCTCGGTAGAGGCCGTAGTATTTATCGGACACCTGCGCCCCTTAACTTTGCTACTGCTGCAGCTGAAAGATTGTTTTTAGCAGGTACAGCTCTTAGGTTTGCGCTTGGGCTTTGCCACTTTGGAGAAGAGGAAGCTGCTGTACGCGTAACTTTAGGTTGCGGGCGGTTGTTAGTTTTGCCAAAGCCCAAAGAGGAAGTCTTGTTGTTAACCATCTTGGTATTGGTAACCAATTTGGATACAGGCTTTTTATTTGTCTGAGCCACATTAGGAGTAATGGTTCGCTGGGGCACCAGGGATGGGGCTTTTACAGGCGTACCTGCAAATCCAGTATTTGTTCCTCCCAGTGAATCTGTGCCTACATACAACTCTGTGGTGTACATGTGCTCTTCAAAGATGTGCTCAGTTCCCAAGATTGTCCAGTAGCCCGAATATTCCTTGCCTAAACCATCTAGATAGATTGGTAGGTCGGGTCGAAGGGTTGCATCTCCTAGCAAAGTGGCGTGCCCGCGATAAGGGTACATAGCTCTCGCATCAGCTGCGATTGCTTCCGCTGTAGCTACATTTGTGTTTGAGATAACTGCAGAGGTGTTGAATCGGTCAAACATCTCAGATTTAGCAACTGAACGACTAGGAATTGGTCGTTTCTGGTTTGTCTGCACAAGGCTTGAACCATCTGTCAAGCTAACTCCACCAACAGCCGTTGCAGCCTTCATTGCTCCTGAGTGGTCAGAGTTCTCGGTGATTTCAGGCGTGAACTTAAACATGCTCATGCCTTGAGGATGGTTAGCATCTCGAAGAATTGCGTATCGGGCTGAAGCAATGTTTGCCTTGTAGTCGTTGCTCATCTCATCAAAGTAAAGGGCAGTGTTTTCAGCTCTTAGAGTGTAGCCGCTCTGTTGAGCAAGTCGTACTAGGAATGCCCAGTCCGTCTGCCCTGGCTGGCTAAGAATTTCGTAGACACGTGGGTGAGGCATTGCGTGGTATGCAAAGCCGTACTTCTTTGCAATCTCTGCGACTACTTGGTCTGCGGTTACATGCGACCAAACCTTTTGGCTAGCCTGCTTCATTACATAAGATGCTCCCAAGGCAGTAATTTGAATGAAGTTTTTACCTGGCGACATATCAGGGGTAACGCTGTGAACATAGCCTTGAAACTCACGGGAGCCGTTTGGCGACTTCATGGTTACGCTTATTGGCGTGCCATTTTGTACGCGAGAGTACTCCATGCCCCAGTTCTTAACATACATAGTTACCTGCTCGTGCTGATAGCGAGACTGGTAAAAAACAGTTCTATAGGACAGGACTGATGGCAGGCCTGACCCAGGAAACTGGATGTCAATAAAATTATACATTGAGCGGCATTCTTAGCTTTGTTCCAGGGGCAATATTTAAGAAGTCCGATATTTCTGGGTTGTACTCAGGAATAACCCACCAAAGTCCAGGGCGCTGATAGTAAGCAGCCGCTATCTCATCAAGGCGCTCGCCCTCGGTGTAGATATGATAAGTAAACTGAATAGTTCCAATATCATCAAACTCATAGAACACGATAGCTTTGTTGTCGCCATTCTCAACAAGCTGGATGTAGTCGATATCTGAGTAGTAGTAGCGAGAGTTAAAATCTATCACGATGTGGCTCCTGGTACTTTGCTAGATTGTGCAACTGCAGCAGACGCCATCAATACAAACGACAGGTCTACTTGAGTTCTAATAGGAATCATTTCCTCAGTAAACATGCTGTGAGTGATGTTAAGGTTATTGAGATAGCCCAGGTAACGTGTAGGACCTAGTTCAATCTCAACAAGAGTCATGGCCAAGAATCCAATGTCAGAGGTGTTTTGGTCAAGGCGCACCCAGTCAGGGCCGTTAATAGTCTTGTACAGATACTCAAGGTCAGCTAGTGTTCCTCTACGCATCAGGTCAGTTAACTTGTCGTATGGGTTGCTGCCTGCATTTGCGTAGTTAGCTAGTAGGTCGTCCAGAATTACGTATAAGTTTTGGTTTACTGCATCGTTAGCTTGCTGTGCAGTTAACTGCGTCAAGGCCGCTTCTAAGGACAACAAGTAGCTAGAGCTATTGCTTAAAGCGTTAGTTAACGCTGAAGAGGCGTTAGCCGAACCGCCTAAAGCAGCAAGAGTTGAACCTAGTAAATGAGCCTGTGGTCCAAATGAAGCAAAGTCATTTACTCGGTCCAGAATGATAGAAACGGACATGTTTTCACCACTAGGAAATACTGGAAGTGCGGTAGACCAATACATTCCAGAACTAGGGGTAACGTCAGGGTTAACCGTTACGCTAGTAGTGTACTCGCTAGGGTTCCACAAGAATTGGAATCCGTAGTTTGAACCATTAGCCGCTTGTGTCTTACCGTTAGCCGTTGTTGCATCAGTAAGCGTTTTTGCAAACTGCTGCCCACTATCTGCGTAAAACCAAAACCGTCCACGACGCTTTGTATCATCTACGGTGTAATCAGCCATGGCCGCGCCAGCAAGTTTTTGAGGGCGAACAGGCAGACTAGCGTTGTGTGGGGGAAGGTTAAACTCCGCCGTTGGTGGATACGAAGGTGTTGGTACGTCTGGGGTTGGTGGAGCTACTGGTTTAGGGCCAGGTTTAGTTTTTGTAGTGGACCCTCCGCCAGAAGCTGCTCCACCAATCATTCCATTAAGAGTTGAGCTAGGTAACGATTTTGAAAATAAAATCTTGCTAAGCTCGTTTGTGTAGTTAATCCATAAAGCTCCCTTAACTGGGTCAATGTAATCCTCAGCTACTTGAAACTTTTTAAGGTAGTCATTGTACTTAGCAACTACTATCTTGCCCTGAGCTACGTAGTTATCAATTGCTGTTTGGCATGCAGCTGGATTAATTCCTTTGCTACCTAACGCCGTAAAGTAGGCAATCACTACGTTGTTAATTCCCAAGTTATAGTCTTTGTAAAAACGAGTAGCGGCCCACCACAAGCTGACGTAATATCCAGCTGACTGATGTATGGCGTCTACCTGCACGGTATAGCCAAACGGGTCATCGTAATTTACCCAGTTATTGATGTCATTATGGCCGTGGAATGCCAATGCGTTTTGAGCAAACGCGTAAAAAGGAATTACGATATGGGTGCTATCAACGCCGTCCCCCGCGTTATAGCTAGTATTAGAAATAGCTACGGTGCGGCCGTTAATCGTGTTATCAACGTACATATTGCCTTCAGTAATAGCTTTTAAGGTAATGGCGTTCTCATTAGCTTTCTCAAGGTCAGCTTGGTACTTATTTACTATCGCAGAGAGAGCTGCTTTTTGAGCAAGGCTATGCAAGCCACTGGCGTAGTACTTTTTGATTTCATCAGTCCAGCTGATGTTTATCGCTGCCATTAGTTAGTTCTCACATTCGATTGAGTCATAGCTTGTTGTACGGCTGCAGTTACAGTCTTTGTGGTTTGGGCTATTGCGTTAGGGCTAGACGACGCGGGGACCGTGACGTTGATAGTGATTCCACCGCTAGAGGTTGTAGCCATGCCATTAGTAGCTGAGGCAGCTGCGGTAAGGCCATGTGAACCAACTGAAGTAAGAACCCCTCCACCAGAACCAACTCCTGTACCAGCAACAGCTGATACGCCTCCGCCGCCAAGTGCTTGGTTTCCAAGTCCTAGGTCGCTCATTGTTGAAGAGCTAAAGAGTGTAGATAGACCCATGCTTCCCGCTGCTCCAGAAAGAACTCGACGACAAGCTGCAACACTTCCTAAATCTACAGATGCTATTTCTACCTGTCCTCCGCTGTGAGGTGCTTGAATAATGCGACCGTTTCCAATATAGATAGCAACATGGTCTGGGGCTAGGGTGTTACCAAAGAAGAGTAGGTCTCCAGGAGCAGCGTTGCGAGGCATGATTGCCTTTCCGCACTTTACTTGTCCGTAGGTAGTGCGAGGAAGGTTAATACCCTGTTTAGCAAATACGTACTGAACCAAAGATGAGCAGTCAAAGCCCACTACGTCTGCTCCTTGGTTTACGCCAACAGTAGGGCCGTTAACTCCGCCACCGCCCCATGCATACGGTGTTCCAATTACAGACGCAGCGATATTAATAACAGAAGAAGCTCCAGCTGGCGTACCACCTGCAATTAGATTAGCTCCGCCATAGCTAGTAGTTCCGTGGCTGTTTCCACCGCTTGCTTGTCCAGAGGTTGTGCCTGCCATTGATTTGCCAGCGTAGTAACCACCAACAGAAGTAGCCAGACCAACTCCAGCTCCTGCTAAAGCACCCCACGGACCACCAATTAAAAATCCTGAAACAGCATCACTAAGAGTTGTAGCTAATGTGGTTCCTACACTTAATCCTGAACCATTTTTACCAGCGCTGTATGCCGCGGCGCCTCCTGCGACAGTAGCTCCAACTCCACCAGCAATACCAGTCATCTTTCCTAAGCCGCCGACTAACCCGCCACCGCCTCCCTTACCTCCACCAAGAAGTGCAAGGACTGGACCAAGAATGTTTCCAGCAATAGAAGAGGCAAGCAAAGCTACGGCGCCGTTAAATCCGCCCAGCATGGTGCTGCCATAACCGTAAGCAGATAGAAGGCCATTGAGATGCTTAGCTGCTCCAGCAAAATCGTTGGTTGCTGTCGTAAGCTGGCTAAGAGCGGTATCTGTTCCGCCAAGAATTCCATTTGTTGTAGCTTGCGTCAGACCAAGCTGAGCTGCGTTGTAGTTGCTCATCAAGCCTGTGGTCTTTGTAGTTATGCCAGCTTTACTTAGCTGGTCTTTAGTTGCGTTGGCAGGCAGGCCTTTTGCTTTAGCAAACAACTTGGTTATGACGAGGTTACGCATATTATCGTCTTGGAAGTATGTCTGAAGCATCATGTAAAGCTGGTTACCTGGCTGTAATGCGCCCATGAGGTAAGCCATCGCTTCTGTGCTTGAGCCATTCTTTAAAGGAGGCGTAGCATCAAAAATCTTTTGTACAAACTCATTGACCAAAGTATTAGGGTCAAGAGCCATGCCGTTAGCACCGCGGGCGCTAATACCTAGCATGTTAAACATATTGACAGACTTGCCTTGGTTTAAAGTTGCGGTGGCAGCAGCTGTTCCAGTTAAACCTAGTTGAGGTGCGTAGTTAGAAAGCGAGGCAACGCCGCCGCCTACCTGGCCGATGTTGTATACGCCACCAGCTTGAAGTGCTGCCTGTGCACCAATAGCGTCAGTCTTGCTAGTTGCGGTACCTAGCTGAGACATACCCATCTGTTGAGATGCGGTAGTTGCATACGACTGACCAGAAAAGAATCCAGCGCGAGAAGTACTAAGCTGGTAGGCAGCAATTTCTGCAGGGCTACCAAGAGCGGCTGAGGCAACCGCAGGCAAGGACATAGCAACGCCACCCATACCTCGAAGTACAGTTGCTGCCGCCGATGACGTTGAAAAACTTGGAGACGCAGCTACGGAACCTTCAGGA